GAATCGATGCCTACGCCGGTTGCCCCTTGCGGACCACGCTGCTTCTTTTGTGCTTTCTCAAGCAGCTCCAACAGCTGTAGATCATCCATTACTGCTGCTGAGCCGTACTGCCTTCATTTTAACTATCTTCATCTTCATCATCTTCTGCCAACTTTTGAAGCCTGCGTTTTACTTCTTTGGCAATGTCTGATTCTTCTTCTTTGGGCTCTTCTTCAGAGTCCTCGGACTCTTCATCAGCAAAGACACCGCCTGCAGCCTGTTGATCAAGACCATCAAGCGCAGCGGAATTGATCATCTCAATTTCTGCATCGATGTCTATGTCTGGCAACACCTCACCACGCTGCAGCATCTCCAGCAATGTCTGATGACTGATCGCGTTTTGTGACCACATGCTGAGATATTGAGCGACCTGCGGACCGTCAAGCTTCTGCAGGTCAAAATCACGGGCAACAGAAACCAAAGGCGTTTCCATGCCGACATAGGTGCCAGCCATATCAATGGCATTTTGCAGGCAGTTCTCTAGATCCTGAGCAACAACGGACAACATCGAATCCGAATCACTTCGGTCCATTGCTTTGGCTTCTGATGTCTCGCCAACAAACGTCTGAGCAAACAAGGTGCTGATCCCTAAAGATCGCATCTGCTGCTCTAATTCCGTGATGAAGTTCTGCTGCGCCTCAAACGATTGGCTAGCAGGCTCCACATATTTTGCATCGCCGTCAGGACCCATCACTAGAGCTGAATTGGCGCTCAAAGCTATTGTCGAATCGCTGTCATCCCAACCTTTTAAGACAAGGATCGGCATTGCTGCCACATGCAAAGCAAATTGCTGATCAGCCTGGCGTTGGCTATGCAGGATGTTGAGATTGGCGACCGGCAACAGCGGCGGCTTGCTCATTAGCTCACCCAGCTTGTTGCTATAGGTCACCGCTAACGGGATCACAGGCAAGCTTGTAGTGCCTTCCTGATACATCGCCCAACCTTTGTCACCCTTACGCCAGGTTGACCATTTGCCCTGCTCTAAGACGCGAATCTGACGGATGACCTGATCACCAAAAGCGCCTAAAGGCTCTGTCACATACTCATTAATTCTGATCTGATTTACTTGCGCGAGCGGCGTGTCGCCATCTTTACGCCAACCAAGTATTTGCGACGCCGTAACTTCCAAGAAGTAAGGGCGCAAACCCAGCTGACGCTCGACTGCAAGATTCGGAGCAGCTTCTGTGCTCGGGAAATCAACCAGGACCGCACTGTGCCCATAAAGCAAGCTATTAAGAACAACGCGGCGAGAAAAAGCGTCTAGGGAGGTGCCGTAACCATCAATATCTTCAATGAAGGTGGTCCAGTATTCATCAACCTCACCGCCTTCTTCACGCGGCTGCAATGTGATGGGTTTGCGGCAGATTAAACCGGCTGCTTGATCAGCAATGCGGGTTAGGAATGGAGACAGGACGGCATGGCTTACGCGCCTACGCCAAGCTGCATCATCTTCCTTTGGTTCGATTGGCAAAAGTGTTGGGGCATTCTCTCTAAATGCTTGAGTGCCACCAGCGCAGACTTTGATCGGCTGCCACCATTCCGCCATTTGGAGATATGGACCGGATAGCCAACTGGGATCTGATCCTGCCTTCTCCTGTTCATTCAGCGCGGCTTCATCAGGCGGACCATTCCCTGAGCCGTAGATGCCAGATGGATAACCACGAGATTCCGCCAAAGGTCCGGCCAACTTTCTATAAGAGCAGTCTAATTGTTGCGTTTCAGCTAAAACCTAGTTATCGCACTTGATGCAATGGGCACTGATCGTTATCAAATGGCATCTGAGTTCAATCTTCAGGTGTTTGAACGTCAGGTAGGGAATATCGATGACCCAAAGGAATTAAGGCGGTTGGCGGTGCGGTTGCATAGCACCATCCTGCACCAGCAAAAGCTATACGAAGCATTGATGCGCCTTGATTAGTCAGTGCTGTGTTTTACAGAGGGATAGTGTGCCTTGCGCTTTGCTGCTGCCTGACGTTTGGGGGCATGTCTAACCCTGCGCTTTTCCTTCGACCAAGCGATCGCAGCTACTACCGCTTCAGGCCTGCCTGGTGAATCAGAGATGCCAGCCTTGGCTAGCAATGCAGTCCAGTTCACTTGCCTTCCGCCTACGCATTGATATTGTAGGCAAGGAAGGTGTCGGGCCCTTCTGAATGTTGCGTGTAAGCCGGGAGGTAAGGGGCCCGGCTTTTTATTGCATACAACAAAGGCGCCCGTGAAGGCGCCGATGAAGGACTTATTCGCTACCTGCTGCTTCTGTTTAGCTCGTCACTGCCAAACGCTACGCCGCATGGATGTCTGAGAGGGTGCCGAAACACGGGCCCAGCCGTAGCCATGGTCATCCTAATCGCGACAAAGCCGCCCGTAAAGGCGGCAATGAAGGGTTGATCAGACCAATGGGCTACGTGAGTTCAGCCACCTTTCGGTCAATTGACCTACTTGATCTTTGAAAACACTTGCACCTATACCTGCAGATTTTACCAGATCTGGGCTGCCCTGCTCTTGCCGCTGCCGGTAGTCCAAGGACGGACCTGATTCATGGCACTAAGGATCAGATACCCAGCACCATCGATCCAGTGCTCTAGCCCTGGATCCTTATCGACAACGAAATCATCTGACCCTTCCTTGTAGGTCACCGATTTGAAGCCCTTGATCGTGTTCTTTGCCTTCGGGTGAATGAACATCCTTCGCTCACCAATGGCATTCTTGATCAGCCAGTTAGTGGCGTTGAGCCTGTCCTTAATTGCCCAAGGCGCGTTAGGTGCAACCACCTTGATGCCGTATTTCTTGATGATGCCGTGATCAGTGGCACCTGCTGCTGATGTCTTGCGTGCCTTACCTGTGGGGTCTGGGTAGGCAATGATCTGCCGATCAGGGAACCGCTCACGCAGCATCAGGCACACCTCATCGGTGTTCGAGTTCTTGACTGCGATCTCATCCCAGATATGCAGCGTGTCTCCAACCTTCGAGCAGATGACACCAGCCATGATGCCGACGTTGAAATCGAGGCCAACAAGGATCGGACCGCCCATGTCTTTAACGGTGGCATCGATGTTGTCGTCACTGAAATCTGGGAACACGCGACCGCTGAAGGTCTCGAAGCTGGCAAGGAATTCTTGCTTAAACGTCCGTTCATCAAGCGTGCGGCGTGCAAGTTCAACCTCCTCAGGAGGCACATTGCCGCCTTCGATTGTTGAATAACTGAACGTTTGCCAATCCTCTAGCTCTGCTGCCTGTTCCCACCATTCATGGAAATGGTTATACCCAGCAGGCGTGGAGATAAAGAACGCCGAGCCACGTTGGTCAGCCAATGCAGGGCGGATGACCATCTCCCAGCACTCAGGCGGGATGTAAGCCGCTTCGTCTAACACCACGTTGGAAAGGCTGGCACCACGAAGGTTGTCGCTGTTATCGCCGCCTTTCAGTTCAATGCGTGAGCCATTGATTAGCTCGATCGACAGATCCACCTCATTCTTGGCAGCAAATAGCTCAATCGGCACCATTGCCTTAAGTTGCCGCCATGCAATGGACTTGGCTGATTTATACGTTGGACCGATATACCAACAAAGGCTGCCTGGTTTCTGCGCTGCCCATACGATCAGCTGAACAAGGCAGAGATGTGTTTTCCCAAAGCGCCTGCCTGAGCAGAGCATTTTGAATCGTGCTGCGCTGTCATAAACCTCACGCTGTGGGATGGATAAACCAGCGATCAACCCATCAGCGAAAGGAATGAGGTTTGTATCTGCAACCTTGGTTTGAGGTGGCTCTAGAAGAGTGCCGCCAGGGCAGGCGCTAAGCAGCGACATCTTGAACCTCCTGCAGCCATGTCATGTATTGCTGCGCCTTGATTAGATCTGCCTTGCCGCCTTTGTGTTTGTACCGCCAGGAATATTTGATGATGTTGCCTTGGCAGAAAGAAGCGAAGCCATCAGGACCTAAGGCTGAACGCAAGGCGTCGATGCATTCGATCTCGCCTTGG